AGATAAAAGTTAGCGCGTCCACATTATTAGTTTGAGGCCCAAAAATAGCGTAGTACTTAGGGGTTCCTGTACTGTTAGGGTTTGGATACGCTTCACGAATAAAGTTAACATCTTTGTTTAAAAGATAAGTGTATTCAGCATTAGCACCTAAAGAAGCATCATAAACAGCAATCGAATACGCTGACAAAAAATCACTAGGACATTGCAGGTATTTATTACCATCAGTTATCACACCATTAACATTTTTACGTAGGTCTGGTAGCTGTATGCTGTTGTAAATACGCTGTTCTGCTTGCTCAATAAATAAGTTAAGCTGGGCCGTAGAGAACGTATTCTCAACGTAATCTTGAATCGCTGTGCACAATTCATCGTACGTCATAGTTATGCCATCGGTCCGCGAGCTGTTTTACCTTTCGTTGCAGCGCCATTACCACGAGTTTTAACACCAGACGTTTTAATGCCTGTTTGTGGGTAGCCTGCTACTTTAGGGGTAGGTTCTGTTTTAATTTTGCCTGACATAATCGTTCTCTAAGTTGTGATGGTAACAGTGCCAACAGAAGTTTTGGCAACAAGGTAATTAGGTGTAAGGGCTGCATCAAACTGTGAAGAGCCGCCAACTGGTGCCCAGCCCCATTGGAAAATACGACTTCCGTCTGTTGGTACACCGTTATCCGTTAAGGTCAATTGTAACCCATTTAAACCTGCTTGATAATAGCTTGTATCAGGGCGCGGATTACGCAACGCCTGTGGGTCATAAATTGGGAACATCCCTATCAGCAATTGCGGGTGATCAAAATCCCAACAACTTTTGCAGACAAGTATATTTGTCACTTTAGTTTTAATAGTTAACTTTTTAAGGTCTTTTAACTGAAACCTTTGCGAGCACCTATCGCAAAATCCGTGGGCCCATTTACCAGATGAGTATTTAACTGACATGACTCACCTCATATTTGTTTTTCTTACGGATGTTTTCTATAGCGGGTATTACTTGTAAATTACTAGGTACGTGCAAACCGGATACAATCTTACCCTGTAAAGGGATGATGTGGTCTACATTCCAACTAAAACCAAACATTTTTGTTCTTAATGCAGCTAATTCGTAAGTTTCTAAAATAAACCATTTTTCAACGGTGCCAACCCATTTTGGAGTTTGTTGTTTAATTACTTTCTTACGTGCGGCATTTAACGCATTTATTTTACCTTTATTTAATGCTCGGTATTCTTTTTTCTGAGCCAAATGTTTTTCTTTATATTTCTCATAGTTTAATTTTTTTGTAGTAGCTATAATTTCTTTATTGGCGTCTCTATATTCTTTTTTTGTTTGAGATATCTGCTTTTTGTTCTTTATATAGTATTGCTTACTAAATTCAATTTGAGCCTGCCTACGGTTAGCGTTGTACGCATCCATATAAGATTTTCGTTCAGCTATTTGTTCAACGGTTAAATTTGCTTTTTGTTCTTTCTTTTTTGCATTTATAACGTCTTTATTTTTTTGATAATACTCTACCTTTTGAATACGGCGTTTTTCTTTATTACGCTCTCTGTATTCTTTTTGGTACGCTTTTGCTTGCTCAGGATTTCTATATGACATAACTAAACGTGCATAATCCGTGGAACAAAGCGATTACTTGCCTTCTCTCTATCTTCTGACATAGCTAGGTCAAGTTGCTGTTCATAATCTGCTTTAAGCATTTGAATGCGCGTAGGGTCTACACCAGGAAGTTTCATACTTAAATAAAAAGCTAATCCCGCAACTAATGCATTTAATAATCTAAATGGGATATCTTGTGTGTTTACCGCGTTTCCTACATCTTGAATTCTGCGTAGTCGCCAGTAAATAAAATAGTAGTAAGGTGCTTCGGCTGTACCTTGGTCTGGTGTAGGCCAGATATTAATCTGTGGGTTTTTAACAACCGTAGTTGCGCCATCAGGATACGTTGCACCCGTGCGGCGGTTAATCCATACTTGAATCGGTCTACCCCGTGCATTCTTATTAGGTATGGTAGAGTAGGTCGATTCAGAAATACGAGAGATGTTAATGTCAACTTGGTTTTGCCCTGTACCTGTACGCACTACATGATCTAGTAAATCAATTGTATCTACAGGTAGGTCATAAGCAATTTGGTCTGGTACAAGCGGGATTACACCTTGCTCAATCGTCCATAAATTAATACCACGATTTGCAAACTCGATTGTGAGCAAATTGAGCGAGCGTCTAGCCGTTCTAAAATCGTAGCCGCTGCGAACTTCTTGGCCACAGCGCTCGTAGCATTCCTCTACTATATCGCCTAAATCAAGGTTAAAACTAGCTGTACCAGTTGTTGTCATTTCTTTTTACCTTTTCGTCCAGGGAGCTTTTTAGGGTTTACAGCACCCATACCTCTGCAAGGGCGCATTAGCAATACTTCCCTTTAGTGTGACCCTTAGTTGCACAACCATCACCACGTTTAGAAGCCGATGTACGTGATGTACTACCGCCCGATGCAAACTTTCTAGGTGGTACTTTCTTAGCAGGTTTAGGTGGACGCTTAGTCATACCGCCTTTTTTCATCGCATTACCTCCTACAGTATCCTCAGCCATTGGAACACTAGGGGTATCAGGTTTACTTTGCATATTCATATCTTCAGCTGTAGTAGCATCAGGATTTTGCTTTGCTAAATACGCATTAGTAGCTTCGTTAAATGCAGCTGTTTTACCGTTATCAGCTTTATCAATCATAGCTTGGATATCAGATTCACTATACCCATTTCTATATTTACTTGACGAGCGTGGTTTACTAACAGGTTTTACTACAGTAGTTTTTTTAGTTGTTGATGTATTCAAACTAGGTTTTTTAACAGGCGTAGGGGTATCCGATGCACTTAAATTAATAACAGTCCCCGTACCTTCACCATCGTCATTTTTACGATTTACATAGTCTTTAGCACCACCACGTAGCTCTGCGCCTTCTGGTATTTTAGAGTATTTACCAGTATTCTTTCTACTTATAGACCGTTCAGCATCTGCAGCTTCTCTGTCTTTGCGTTCTTGATTTCTACGCATAACAGCCATCATATTTTCAACCATGACAGTCTCCTAAACCATTTTACCTTTAGTGTGACCTTTAGATGCGACACCGTCTGCACGGGTAACACCGCCTTTAGCATAGCATTTGCCGCCCATAGCCATTTGTTTACCTTTTGTATGACCTTTGGTTACGCAACCATCACCACGAGTAACACCGCCTTTAGCCATGCACTTACCGCCATCTTTCATCTTTTTAGCGTCTTCCATCTTCTCGCCTTTAGCATATTGCTGAGGAGTGAGTTTACCAGACTTAATAGCTTTGCCTTCTTTAAGCTCTTCGCTATAAGTTTCTTTACCTTTAAATAACTTTTTTAAGTTAGCCACGTTACCACCTTCTTTAAATTTTTTACCTTTATCGGCTTGATTAAATTCTTTAGCTACACTTACTGGTATACCCGCTTTCTTTGCAAAGCTTGGGTTGTGAGCGGCGGCAGCCATAAATCGTTTTTGTTTAAGTGACGTACTAGGCACCGCAGTTCCACCGTTTTAAAGAGGCTGCTTTGCGTGTAGGCTTACCATTTTCATCTTTCATAGGACCAGGCATACCACTCATACGGGCACAGAAAGATTTACGTCTCCCTGCATCTTTTTTGGTTTTAGGGTTAGGTGCTGGTGCTTTTAAGTTAGAGCCCGTAGCCGCATTATATTTTGCACGACCTTTGGCTGTAAGGCCTGCGCCCTTAGAGACGGGGAGTTTCTCACCTCTACCTACTGCTAATACTGGAGCTTTCTTTGCCATCTTATTTACCTGGGAAATGTTCAAATGCCCAGCCAACTAAACCACCAAAAGCTGCACCTGCACCACCCATAACCATTAAAACGTGCCATCCGCCCTTAGCTTCTGAAAGGGTTTTACCTATTTCAGCAACGGAAGCTTTAAGCTCTTCCATATCTTTAACCAACTTATCCATATCAGTTTGCAAGTGTTTAATCTCATTTTCATGAACAGCAAGTTTAATTTGGTCGTCCATCATGGCTTACCCGTAGAAGATAGTCACGCCGGTTACAGCCGCGCTAAGAGCCATATAAATCCCATCTTGAAATAAAATACCTTCTTGAGGAATAGCTACATAAAACGGGATTGGGTTTGTGTTAGAAGGTATGTCTATTTCACATAGGGTAGTTCCTGACGAACTTCCATCTTTAAAGGTAATTGTAGACGCTGTACTAGCTGCTGGGGTTACTACAAAACCTTTAAGACGGACTCGACTACCGTATAAACTACCAGCAACACTCGCGTGCGCACTCTTGACATCATATTGCATACTCATAATTAATCTCCTATTTAAAAGGGGGGAGGTAAACTCCCCCGCAGACTAATTACGCAGTTTGCGCAGTTGGGTTGTATGTGCCGTCAGATAAGCGAACCATGTAAGCAATAACAAGAACGCCAGTACCTGTAGTAAGTGATGTACCACCAACTGTATAAGTTACAATCGCGTCAGTAGAACCTACGTTAGATACAAGCGCCGCAGCCGCAGTGGTAGCGTCAATAGCAACAGCATTAGTCCCTGCATTAGTTACAGTAGACGCAGTCGTAATGTTTGTACCGCCGATAGCTAACCTAATTGTAGCAGCCGAGGAAAACGCCGCTGTAGTGATAAACTGAATTGCAGTAATAAGAGCGCCTGCAGGTAGTACTACCGCAGTGCCAGTAGCAGTGCCAAAAGCAATGTCAGCTGTTTGAGCAACAATAGTTGCGCCCATGTTACGAATAGTACCAGCAGTTGTGCAAGTTGTGTTAGGTACGGTTCCAAGTCTCCAAGGACCAAAGTGTGATGCTAAACCCATTTTAATCTCCAAATACACGTAAGATACGCAGTCTTGTGTAAAGCTTGCTAGGTCAATCTGCGCAAATAATTAAGTTCCTAGATATAGGCTGATAGTACACCAATTAGTTGATTATGCAATAGGTTTTTACACTATCTACCCATCTTTTTACGTCCTTCTTCTGTTGACCATTTTAACTTCATTTCAATACGTTTTTTCTCGTTTCTAATAAGCGCTCCACACTCTGCACAACCTGACCCTTTTCTAAATTGAGCCGCATACTGAGAGAACTCTCCATGTATAGAACATACACATCCTGTAATTCTATTTAACGCCCCTGTATAGACTGCATTAGTAAAGTCATACTTATTACGTACTTCTTCTGGAAACCTAGCTATCACCTCGTCTAAAGGGGTATGTTCTTGCGGTCTAGCGTTACGTCTCATAGTTTCTTGGACTTTTAGTAACCCTTCTTCTGTATATACTCTAGGTGCTTTTTTTACTCCTCGTTGGGCATCGCTTATCTTTTTACGGACTTCATCAGATACTTCTTTACCAAATCGGTAGTGGTTTTCACCACTATGCTTACCTTTTCTATTTTCACTAACTTTACCTTTTGAGTAGTCTGTGTGTTTTTTTCCTCGCATTGGTGCACTTGCATCAGTAGCCCAATTATAGCAGTGAGGTTTTCCTGCGTGTTCATCTAACCATTTTTGTTCCGCAATCAGTAGATTTTCTGAACACTCAACAATTTCTACTATCTCAAACTTAAAACAATCTTCTCCATATTTGTTCCATGCAGCTTGCATATGAGGGCTTTGATGTTTCCCTTTCTTTAAGTTACGGCGGTGTGTTTGAAACCTAACTCTACTATCTACGGTACTGCCCACATAAAACTTACCGTTAACCACATTTCTTATTTTATAAATCACGTTTTTCATTAGTATTATCTCCGATATAAAGCTACAGAGAGATTATACATACTTCTGTGACGGTGTCACGGTATTTTTATTTAGGTAATAAAAAAGGGCCTCCTAAGAGACCCTTAATTTCGCTATCTGCTTGATTTATAAGCTTAAGCGCCTGCTGAACCGTACATACCGAGCGGGTCACTCCAGCCGAAAGAATAACGCTCACGTGCTTTGTATCTCATGTTCCCAGTATCAAAATCGGAATCTGATGAAGTTACAAGAGATTGACGTACGAAATGTTTCAAACCGTTTGGTACATCAGTGGTTAAGAACCAAGCATTGTTATCCGTTAAGAAGTTATTGATAGTATAACCTTCTGGGATAGAACCATTGTTTTTTAACGCGTTGATGTCGTTATCGGTTGTACCTACACGTTGCTCTGTTTCGAGCAAACGAGTTGCAACGAATTGAAGCGCAGGTGGAACAATCAATTTTTTAGGTTTAGCAGCAATCAACAAACCACGTTCATCAGTCCATTGTGCGATTTGGATAACAGCCGCTTCTAAAGAAGTTTCGTTTAAATCAGCAGGAGTTGATGGGATGTTTGAGTTTGAACCGCCAGACACTAAAGAGTGTGAAGCTGAAAACAATGATGCACCGTCACCGCCAGTATAAGCAGAGTTGAAGCCGTTGTTTAAAACAGCTGCCGCTTTTACTTGCTTTGTGTATGCCATAGCACGAGCCAACGCTTTTGTATAACGAGCAGACAATGAGTCGTACAAGTTATCTTCTACAGCTTCTTCAGTTAATGAGAAACCAAGAGCGATTGTTTCGTGGTTATAGCGTGCAGTCCAAGCTTCTTGACCAGCTTCATATTGAATAGCAGAACCCTCGTTTTTAACTGCCGCTGCAGCAAATCCAGAAAGTTTTGTTTCTTCTTCAAATGAACGCTCAGAAGATTCGATTTCATAAATTTCTTTATGTTGTTCACCGTAGCGTGCGTACTCTAAACCAAATAACGCGTTAAGGCCCGGTAATAACTCTTTTAATAGCTGTGCTCTAGAAATTGCCATTGTTTATTGCTCCTTAAGCAGCGTAATAGTTGTGGACACCGAAGTTCAATTTTGCCAATACTTCAGGCGATTGAACTAAGACGATGGTAGCACCAGCAGATGGTGTAGTCGTTACAGCAGCACTAATAGTTAAAGTAGTGTTACCAGTAGTAGTTACTGTTGCAGCTGTTGCTACGTTAGCGCCTACGCCTAATTGCTGTAATTGTCCGCCAACTAATTGGTAGATATCCGTACCAACTGGGATGATTGCGCCCACAGGTAAGCCAGAAACAACAAATGATGTTGTAGAAGTACTAACAAACGCACCTGAATTGGTTACTTGTGTTTCAGGGACTAATTCCATGATACGGAACGCACCGCCAGAACCAACAGCAAGTGTTGTGTTAGCAGCAACTAAACCAATACCAGAGTTACCAGTAGTTGTGCTACCAACTGGTGTGTTAATCGCCGCATTCAAGCCAATCATCGCTGATGGGAATGAAGAGATAGTGTTAGAAGACGCACTAGCTACTGCAACAACTTTAAAGACTGAATCTGGGTCGTCACAGATAATAGCTTCAGCATCACCCGCTAAAGTACCACCGGGCCAGTATTGGCTCCACAACTTTTGTTTAGTTGTTGGGTTAGTGTATGTACAACCTAAGAATACACCGATAGTACCTTTAGAGGTTAAGCTTGTGCTAGTAGCAGTTAAAGTAATAAAACCTGCGTTGCCCGCTGCTGTACCAATAGTAACTAAGTCACCATAAAAGATGTTAGACGCATACGCGTACGCGATAGGCATTGTACGAGTAGAACCCGCAAAAACTTGACCCCCGATTAAATTTACAGGTTTTAACCCGTAAGGGGCTTGTACTGTAGGATAAGCCATTTTAACTCCTAAAATAATTAATTAAGTACCTTTGCCAAAAGTAACCTTAGAGCTTCTATCTTTAAATATCGGCATACGAGGGTCACTTTGACGCATTAAATTATTGTCTACAGCTTCCGCCTGTTGGCTTGTTATGTTCGCATAGTAGTCTGTGCGTTGTTCAACAAACTCAGTTGGAGTCTTACAGAGTAATAATCCGCCTACTTCAATATTGTCTTTAAAACGACTATTGGGGTCAGCTAACAGTCTAAATTTAGGTTGTTCGCTCAACGGTACGGCTTCCCATCCTTCTCTGAGTTTGGCAGCTAAGTTTCTAGGGTCAGCATCGTTTAGTGTTGCTACGCGAATCCATCTATATGAAAACCCAGCCTCTTTGTCAGGCTCAGGGAGCAACTCTGGCTGTGTCCACTGCTTAGGACGCTCTGAGATTGCACGGGTTTCGATTTCACGAGTTGTTCTTGCATTATTATCTGCCATTTTGGTTCTCCAAGGCTAAAGCTGCTTTCGCATATTGTTCAGGGGTTAAGCCAAATTTCTTTGCTAAGTTGACCTGGCTCTGAGTTAACTTTATCTTTGTTGCTGATGTACTTCTCGAAGCGGGTGCGACTACGTTTGACGGTCTGCCCCTACTTGATTTTCTATCTTCTGAGTCTCCAAACTGCTCGGGAAATCTTCTGCGTATTGTTTTGTCCAATACGTTGTAATATTCTTTAGAGCCTACTGGTACGCCTTCGTCTACAAGTTTTGCATGAAGTCCAAGAGCTGCGCTGGTCATTTCTTTGTCTTTACCAAACCACTCATTTCTATCTTGCCAATCCAATGCCTTCTCGTCAGGCTGTGGAACTTGCGGGGCTGAAGGGCGTTGTAGCCTTTCTTGCGCCTGTTGTACCTCATAATCAGGTGTTTGTAAAGCCCCTGTACGCATATTATGTGCTTGAGCCAGTTTTAGGGTGGCTAGTTGCATTTGCTCTTGAGCTTCTACTACACCGTCAGCATCACCAATTTCATACGCGTCTTTATACGCACGCTTGGCTTCCTGCATTTCTTTCTGTGCTAAATTCTGCACATTGTTAATATATTCTTTTTCGCCATTACCCAATACTTGGTTAACGCGTTGGTTTTCTTGGAGCAGTCGTTGCGCTACCGCAACAGCCTCTCTATGCTCACGTTGAGCCGCTTCTTTCTCTCTACGCTCGTCATGATAGACTTTGCGCATTTGTTTTAAGCGTTGTTGTGCCTTTGCATCATAGGAGTCTAGTTCGTCATCTTCTAGCTCGTCCACAATGTGTTTAGGCATCGGTTGACGGCCCCGGTCTTCTTCGGGGGTATCATCCTCAATTTCAATCTCGATAACATCCTCGTTATCATCAATCTCATCGGGAAATTTATATTCTGTTCTTTCAAAATCTGCCATAGTCTTGTCCTATTTGCGTGAGATGCCGCGTGGGTCGAGTACAACTGCTTCTACCGTATCATCATTAATAAGGCGAAATTCTCTACCATGAATAAGTAAGCGTGAGCCTGAGTTAGGGCGAACTAAGATGAAGTCGCCTTCTTTACACCAAGGACCACTAGGAAATTTGTTTGTATCTTTATAAGCTTCTGGACCTATTGCAACTACAAACAATACTGTCGTTAATACTTCTTCATTGCGCAGTGTTACGT